CTTGAGGCATTGGAAGCAATACGACGCTGACGAGTCGATCCGGCGAACACCTGCCCACCGATCAGATTGATCGGCTTCAAGCCATAAGGCTTGTCAACGGAAGGATAAGCCATTTGTTACTCCAAAAAAGAAAGTTATTTACCTTTACCGAACGAGGTACTGGACTTGCGTTCATTGAACAGCGGCATCCGTTCGTCGTTCAGTCTCATAAAGTTATTGTCTACGGACTGGATCTGAGCCTTTGCTTGCTGGGCGTAATAATCATCACGCTGCTTCATTAGCTCTTCCGGTGCCTTACACAACAACAAACCTCCGATTTCGATGTTCCCTTTAAATTTGGAATTCGGATCGGAGTGGTGCATCAGTTCCGGATGATCTTCGGCCTTTACAGGCTCCCAACCTTCACGAAACTTTGCGGAGGTATTCGATGGGTCAGCAGTGCCCATGATACTGGTCCGGATATATCGAAAGACCCAACCCGGCTGCGGATTTGGTGCCGGTAGCGTCTGAGGTGGGGTCCAAGTTTTTGTGCGCTGCGCGGATTCTCGACTTTCGAGTTCACGTGCGAGTCTGTTTTCAGCCATTTTAGTTAGCCTCCAGTTTCATTAATTCACGGGCATATTGCTCATTACTCAGTCCCAGCTTTTTGGCTAGGGCTACCTGAGTCGGCGTCAGACGTATCTGACGAGGGCCTGATGACCGTGTGACCGGTGCAACCACATTGGCTGGTTTTGTGCGAGCAGGCTTTTCAGCCTCCTTCGTTTGAGTCCGCTCTTCCTCAGCATCTTCAAATGCCTCCGGAAAACGCTTCCTCATCGTCGTGTTAACTCGGTCGTAATAATCGTCGCTACGCGGATCGATTCCAGACCGGACCAATTTTTCGTGCAGTCCCAAAGCGAGGGCGGTCATCTCCTCGTCTGTGCCAAACCACGGATTTTTCTCCTTCCACGCCTCGGCTTTTGGGTCGATGACGGGTTGAGGTGCCGGGGGCACTTGGTACTGTTGGGTTTGTTGTACACCTGTGTCCTCTTCTTGTAAAGAGGGTCGGAAGTTTTCGTACTGTTTAATTTTAAACTTTGCTTCCGTCAGGGCTTCTTGTGCATCGGTTATCTTTTCGGCATCGCCAGCCTCATAAGCCTGCTTCAAACGCTCCTTGGCTGTAGCCAAGTCATTGGTAGCCGCCTTGGTGACTTCTTGCAGGTAGGCCTTTTCGCCATTACCCAGCCGGTGCTTTAACTGACGGATCTCTTGTTCCCGCAACTGAGCAAACCGGAGCGCCTCTTCCTTTTCACGGAACGCACGTTCCTTTTCACGTCGCTCGTCGTGCCAGACCTTCTTCATCTGGGAAAGACGCTTTTTGACCTTCTCGGAGTACTCCTCAAGGTCATCTTTCTCTAGCTCGTCCACTACTTCCTTCGGCAGTGGCTTACGGCCTCGGTCCTCTGGCGGGGTATCGTCTTCTACCTGAACCTGAAATTCAGGCTCGGCCTCGGCTTTTTCAGCCGGTGCTTCCTGCGCTACTTCGTCAGGAAACTTGAATTCTTCTTTCTCAATAGCCATTGATTACTCCTTATGCGCGACGGATACCACGGGGGTCGTCGACCACCGCTTCTACCGTGTCGTCGTTGATGATGCGGAACTCACGACCGTGGATAACCACGCGAGTGCCCGAGTACGGACGGGTGAGGACAAAGTCGCCTTCTTTGCACCACGGCCCAGTGGGGAACCGAGCCTCGTCCTTGTAGCAGAGGTCGCCCATCTTGATGACGAACAGAACCACGGTGGTCTGCTCTTCAGTTCGGACGGTGTTGTCTGCCTTGATGATGCCGCCTTCAAACTCCTCTTCTACGTGCGGAACCGCACACAGCATTCGGTAGCCTTTCGGGTCGGGCAGGAGCTTGGCCTTGGCAGCCTCTTCCTGTGTCTTCTCTACGTCGATGTTGCTCATTCTTCTTCCATCCTTTTTGCAAGGTCTTTGATATAGCCGGTTGCGAGGTCGAGACCCTGTAACGCCCCGCATAGCCTTTTGTACTCACCTTCAGCCAATTTGCCTTGGATCAGGTTTTCCACGATCAATGTGCGCTCCTCCTTGAGTTTGGTCTCAAGGTATTCCAGAGCGTTTGAATAGCTCACTTAGTCCTCCTTTTTCTTGGGTTGCTCCGAGTTCTTTTGCATGGATTGACGCTGCATATCAGCAGCATCCTGCGCCTTGCCGATCTCCAGCCCGAGTCGGACACCCTCCATCTGCTGCTTGGCAGAGAGGGCGGCCTTGTCTTTCTGGATATCCACGCCAAGTCGTGCGGCTTCAAGCTGCTGTCGGCCAGAGATTTCGGCTTTGCGAAGCTCCAACTCGTCTGCCTTGGCAGCGGCGTCCATGATGTCTTTCTGCTTTTTGCGCTCGATTTCGGCTTGCTGGACCTGTGAGTCCATCTGCATCTGCTGCGCTTTCGTTTGCGCCTGAAGCTGCTTGATCTGCAAGTCCATCATCTGCATCTGCACCAGCGGATCTTGAGCCTGCTGCTGGGCCTGCTGAGCCTGCATCTCGGCCTTGTCCTTCTGGAGTACACGTGCTGCCGCAGCGGCGGCAACCTGCGAGAGTTGAACCTCGACCTCGGGTGAAAGGTCGTATTCGTCTCGGTCGTCTTGCGGAAGCGGCGGGAGGCTGGCCCCCAACTGCTTCTCGATCTCGCGGCGATACTGAAACGCCATGTGCTCCATGATGTGCGCTTGCAGTGATGCCGTAATCTGCTGAGCCATCGGGTTTTGACCGATCTGCTGAGCAATCTTGGGATCTTGACCCAACGCCACGTGTGCAGCGATGTGAGCCTCGTGATCTTGGTAGATAAACGCTTTGACAGGCTTGCCCGTCATTACGTCCATGTTCTCGGTGATGGGGTCGCGTGGCTTGGCATCCTGCGGCAACGGCACGATGCGATCCGCATTTCTCACGCCCAGCGTCTCGATCATCTGCCTGTGTAGATACGGCAGGTCATAAAGCTGCGGCGCTGTTTGAGATAGCTGAAGCACTGCTTGGTACTGCACCACCTTCTGCGACATCGTCGACGCATTCGGGTCAGATACCGGGATGACATCTACATCATCGTAGTCAGCCTTCTTGGCCTTGCGATCACCGACTTCTGGCTCGTAGGTGTATTCATCTGGCGTGTTGTCTCGGATGATGCCTGCGAGGAGCTTGAACTCCTGTTTCATCGCGTAGTACACGCGAGCCTGCACGGCGGTCATGACCTTGAGAACACGCTCCAGCACTGCCAGAGTAGTGCCGACCGGAGCTTGCGACGACATGTCGCTGATCTTGAGATCCGACACCGCAGCAAAACGGCGTCCTTCCTCGACCACTCGGTCCATCAACGAAGCAAGAGTCTGGCTCGGCTCCTTGTACGGCAGTGGCAGGATGTTGTCGCGGATCGCGCCTGACGGAATATCTACGTCTCGGAACTCGCCCGGAGCGATTGGAGTATCGTCTCCTTTAATTCGTAGTCCTCTAGACTTGAGTCCACCGGGGAGATTACTGAGGGTTCCTGCGTCAATAAGTTGGCGAAGCAGTGACGTTGCAGCCTTACTGTGTCCCCCGATAAGGTGAATAAGTCCGAAGTAGTAAAATCCAAATCCCGGTATGTATCCGTAATGGACAAAGTGCTGTCGTCTTTCTTTGAGCTTGTCATCTTCCCTCCAGTTCCGCCGAATGGCCAGAACGGTGCCGGTGCCTTTCTCGATGGTTACTACGTATGGAAGGGCTATCCCAGTCTCATGGTTGTCTTTGTCAACGTCCGGGTATCCCGGCAAGTCGATGTTGACGTGCATCTCAAGAAGCTGGAACCGGTCGTCCATGCTGGCTGAGAACCCTTGGTCCTCTGCCTTCTGCTTCTCAACCTCGTCCATGACGCGCATCGGCTCACCAAGATCCACATCTCGGTAGAACCCGGCGTACTGAAGCTTACGCAGTTCATTCTTCGTCTTACGCATCCGGTGCGTAACACGGTCTGCTGTTTCCAAGTTCGCTGCGCCGTACGGCACAATGATGTCTTCAGCAGAGATATAAATGGCAGTCTGGCGATTGAGTGACGGGTCGAAGTACACCTTCTTGAAGGCGTTACCGGCGAGGGCCAGCGAGAGTAGGAGTCGTTCGTGCTCCGGGCGATACTCCTTCATCACCTCGGTCAGTTGATAATTCATGTCATCAGTGACACGCACTGCCGAGTCACGCTTCTCTTGCGTCTCTTTGCCGATGATCTTGGCTTTGACCGGACCCATCGCCGGGAACACTTCCATGATCGTCTCGGACTGAAACTTGACCGCGCTCTCCATGAGAAGCGGGTGGAACACACCACACGCACCCGGCCACGGCTCCGTCCTTTCCTCGTATCGGATACCGAGGATCTTTAGTCCTTTTACATATGTGTCGAGCCAGTCTTTGCGGCTGGAGAGATCTTGCTCGTAGTTGCCGATCAGTTCTGAAGCGAGGCTCTGAAGCTCTCCTTCGTTCATAAACTCGGCGAGGTTGGCGTCAAAGTCCTCTGCACGTGGCTCGGACTTGACCATCTCAATAACAGCACCGTCCATGCCGATGGACACGCTCTCCGGGTCTTCAATCATGATCTCAATCGCTGGTTCCTCACCTGCGAGAGCTTCAAGACCCAACGGAGCCTGCATTAAACTTTTGTCGACGGCCATTTAAAATCTCCTAGTAATACCCTTCGCGCCTGTGGCTCTTGAACCATTTAGTCGGTTCAGGCTCGTCAGTTGGCAAGCGAATGAACCCTCCCTGACGGAACCGCAGGAGAGCTAATGTGGTGGAGTCCACCAAGTCGTCGTTGCGACCTGATGGGAAATCGTTGCATTCCTCGACCACTTCCCACGCCCAGCGTCGGTCAGGTACCCAGACTATACCTGAAGAAAACAAGTCAGATACGGCGTTAACACGGGATATCTTGTCTTGTCCCTTACTCGGTGTGAACTCTGACAGTGGCACTCCCATACGACGCATCTCCTGATACAGGGCTGCACCGTTGGATTTCTTTTCCACGATGAACGTGTCTGGCTCCCACTCTTTGTACTGCTCCAGCACAAGCTGTTTTAGCTCGGGGAACTCAAGCCGCTCTTTGATACTGTTGAGCAGGATGATGTTGTAGTTCTTGGTCTCCTCGTTGAAGAAGACTCCCCACGTGGTCAGGGCGTTGTAGTCCGACCGGTTGGTTTTTTCCTGCGCGGCGTCGAGCGACATAATAATGTGCTCACAAGGCGGGGGGTTCTCTGGCTCCCACACCTGCCACCATTCTCGTTTGATCAGCGCACCTTCTTCCGAGGTCGGCTGCTGCATGTACTGGGCTTGCCAGTACCGCACGTCCATCGAAGCTTTCTTCGCCAGAAGCTCGTTGATGTCCCAGAACTCAGGCCACAGGGGTTTCTCGTTCAGGATGGCAGGGAACTCCACGACTTCCCACTGATCTGCCTGCTCCTCACGTGTCATGTGGTCCACGATCTTGCCGGTCAGGTCCATCTTCGACCACCTCGTCATCACGACGATGATCGCGCCACCCGGCATTAGTCGTTGAACCGGTCCCGATTGGAACCATTCCCAAGCAGGCTCAAATACATCAGCTCTTCCTTGCTTGGCTTCCTGTTCAGAGTGAGGATCATCAATAATGAATAGATCAGCGCCCCGACCAGCCAAGGCACCACCAACGCCAATAGCAAAATACTCACCGTTAAAATTTGTACCCCAACGAGAAGCACTTTTACTGTCTGCTTGAAGCTCGACATTAGGAAAGATGTCACGGTAGTTCTCCGCTCCCACTAGGTTTCTGACTCTTCTGCCGAAGTTCACCGCCAAGTCTGCGGTATGCGAGGCCATAATGACCTTTTTGTGCGGGTATTTGCCGAGAAACCACGCTGGAGCCAAGTAACTGATCATCTCCGACTTGCCATGACGCGGGGCAATGTTCACGATGACCCGTTTTTTCTTGCCTTCGGCAATTTCTTCAAAGATTTTGGCCAAACGATGATGATGTGGCCCTACTTTGTAGCCGGGATACACGTGTTGAATGAAGTCGAGGAACGATTCCTTGCCTCTGGCCTGCGTCAACTGCTGCTGATACTGCTTTAATAGCTCAGCAACGCGCCGTTTCTCCTTGTCCGGCATCGTCGGCAGGGCTGCCTTGAGTTTTTGCAGGTTTTGCTGGGTTAATTGCACGATTTTTCGTCAATAACCGTGTATTCGATGCCTTCCAGCACCGAGAGAAGCTCTTTCTCGACCTCTTCGATGGGCTTGATGATGTGCGTGACTTCACTACGCTTCTTGAAAGCATCAATTCCGTCTACTTCGCCCAGTGCTTTCAATGCATTGATGCGAGTTTTGAGATCATCGGCCTGCTCAGCCGCTTCAAATAGCTTGTTCACAACGTAGAGTTTGAAGTCCGATAGCTCCTCCACGATCATGTGGTTGTACCGGGCAGCCAACCCTGCATACAGAGCAATGGTTTCGTTCGGATACTTCGTGAAATCAGGTCGTACCTTGGGGTTCTCGACCATCTCCTTGGCCAAACTCACTGCGCTGGCAGCGTCTTCCTCGTTGGGACTGATCGGTTGCCCCGTCAGATCCGAGAAAAACTTGATGGTATTGGCCCGCATCTGAAGCTCGTCTGATGGAGACAAGTCTGGTAGAGCCTCAGCCATGCTAGCCGGGAGGGGTACTGCCTCGTCGATGTCAGGCACGAGTATGTCCATGTCGCGCAATATATAAGAAAAGTGAGCATGGAACCAACAAAATGACGGGGGGGTTTGCTATATCAGGGGGGTGGGGGTCGTTTGGCCAAGTTTTGGAAATGTGGATATCGTTTGTGTGAATTCAAATGTACGTAGGCAGCGCGGGACTCCGAACTGTATAGCGGGGGGCCGGGGGGTAGTGGGGTCTGCCTAGCCCGATTTCTTTGATCGCGTTAAGGCCAGGCTGAATTGTGTTCACCATGTCATCACGTCGTCGAATTCTTTGATCGTGCCTTACAAACTTGTAAGGCGTTGGCCTGATCAGGCCGCACAAGCCCCGTCACATGGTCGCGCTTGACCTATAACCCGGTCTCACCTATACTTGTTTCCGTGATCAGGTGATCACCTACTAACTAACTGAGGAAAACACGATGAAGAGCAAAGCAAGCAAGGCCGCCACTATCCAGAACGTCAAGCGCCTCGCCGCACTGGTGAAACAGGGCTTGAAGGCCGCAGGTAATGAAGAGGCCGCACTGACCGCGCTCCATGCGGAATACATAAAGCCCCTACAGGATGCCGAGGGCTTCATCGCGGAGCCACACAAGGCCGCATTCAAGGCCGTGAGCAAGGCCGTCAAGGTCTACGTTACTGATTGGTACTTGTCCGCACCACGTGTCGTGCAAGGTGTGACCTATGACGTGCCCGCGCTCCGCGCTATGTATGCAACAGGTACAGGCGAGATCTACCGCGCCGCCGATAAAATGATCGGTGTGAAGGTGTGGCGATACGTGAATACCTACGTGAAGCGCAAGCCCGCGACGGGCGCGGCTGGCAAGACCGCACAATTGGCGATGAAGCGGAGCAAGGCCGCGAAGGGTAAGGGCAAGGCCGCGAAGCCCGCGCCGGAATTGTCCGCGCCGCAACTACTCGAACAGCTTATGGCCGCGCTCCGCAAACTCTCGCCACAATCCAGAATTGTTCAGGCGACGGAAGCCCGCAACCAATTGGTCGGTCTAATCGATGAAGCCCGGAGCGAGATCGATCATCAGCCCCGCAAGATCGCGAAGACGATCAAGCCCCGCAAGGCCGTCGCGGTCGAAGCCCCGGCCGCTGTTCAGTAACACAATCCCACATCAGATTGATCATGTTGGCCCCGTCGCGAGACGGGGCTTTTTTTTGTCTCGTGATCGCGTGAGGTCGCGTCAACGAAATGTGAGCGCGATCGGCCGTCAGGCCGCATCGCCGCGAGACC